CTTTGGTCCTCTTTACGGGTCTGCTGCTATTTAGGCAGCAGTCGTCCAGCGTCGCTTGATTTTCGTTGAGCGCCGCAAAACAACGGATGACGGGTCACCGACCGGTGGAGATACTAGATCCCTCAACAGACGGGGCCAGCTATCGAGTTTAGATCTAATTCGCCTAGATGAAAGGCTAGGTAGAAGAAACTCGACTCGTTGGAAGTCCTTGTTATATCTGCTTCGAAACAGAGACCTATTTAGGGTCTCCGCCTTTAAAGCAGATGACACAAGTTTACATGGATATGAAGCTCGAAAAGTTCCAAATGGGATTTTCCCATAAGTGACTTCGAGAGCATTCCATATAAACTCACTTGCTTCAGTGTAACCCATCTCAGCTAATTTATTAGCTAAGGATGAGTAAGAAGCAAGACAAGAACCGTCATGACTTTGGGTCGACCAAAGAGTACTAAGTCGAACAGGTGTGATATCATGACCATGATAGGCCTCAATTCCACAACTTTCTCTAAAGTACCCATTGATACAAGATTTATCAAGGTTGACTTGTAAGCCAGCCAGAGACAAAGCTTGTATGCTAAGCGATGCCCACTCTGTGGGGACGACTATGTCGTCTCCATAGACGTAGACACGCCTACCCACTGCATTCAGTGGCAAGTTGGTATGGAGAACTACCGCAGAAACGATAATTACCCAAAATAAGAACGCCTCAACGGGAAAGCAAAGTGCTGATCCCATCGGCGCAAACTTATTGAGTGTAACAAAACTGCCATCTGGCAGCCTCGTTTCGGTCGTGCGACAGGCTTCTAATGCCCGAAGTAGTTTAGGAGTGCGTTCAAACACTCTTCGAACAAGTTCGAGTGAAACCCTGTCTGACGCATCTTTGAGATCAAGGGTACTAAAGCGAAGACTAGCTGAGCTAGCCTTAGCAAGCGTACGATTGATGTCTTGATGGGTAAAGTTGACGCGCTTTCTGGTATACGGCGAACCGTATTCGAGGAAGTTTGCCAGCTTTCGGCCAAGTCCTTGTTGAATCCATTGGTATTCCAAGGGTTCACAGGAAATAAGCCGCGGACCGCGCGAATCTTTTGGTACCAGTACAACTTTCGCACTACCGCTTTTGACGCGGGTGAGAGACCTGTACCAAGCCAAACGATCGGCAATTTCTCGTGCACCGCCTGCGACGTAGTAGTCGTAGTATGGGTACACCTGGTGGATGTTCGAGTACAATCTGGAGAACTTCCATTTTGCCTCGAGCTTCTCACCCGTAGCCACTGCTCCTGGACCATGTCGCGGATGGATGTCTTTATGATCGAAATCATTGAAGACCCTCCCAGTTATGATCATTGCTAACTGCATTATGCGGTCAGTCAGTGGATCACACTGCAGTCCCAAGTCCTTGTCGACCTGAACAAATCGGTCTATAACGGCCGTTTCTTCAGATTTCGAGTATGGAATCTTGAGCTTGTACGCGATATAGAGTACTTGTCGAATATGCCGTAGCGCATCGACATTTACTGTGTCCAAGAGAAAACCGTCTTCATCGAAGACCAAGCTAAAGTACGCCTGCAGAAATGCGGGCCTACTTGCGCACTTAGGGGCTAACTTAAAACCCCTGGGTACGTTGAGCTTGCCACACTCCAATGCTCGATCAACAGCCTTCCCTAATAAGGGAAGGGTCTTGGTCAAGAAGGAGAGGCCTTCGGATTGAACTCGAGACTGGATAGTCTCGAGATCTCTCTCTAGGCAACGTTTCTTCACTGATGAAGATGTTTCGAGAGGATCACGTCGAACCAGCTGCAGTTCAAGGTTGAGATAAAACTCAACTTGGCTTTTCATTGATCCCTTTCAGGTATCAATCCAAGGCCACGCTGCTAGAAGCGCAACTGTAACGACATGCGCTAAGACCCTCTACGGTTACCCGATGAGACGGTCCCAAGGAATGTTCATGATCATG